TTAGATGATAAGTATCCAGTATCATATTTTCCTGCTGGTATCGATGGTTTAGATTCACAAGCAATCAGATACGTTGATTTAAAAGGTAATTCAGCATATAAGACTTGGGCAGACCATATCACAAATGTAGCAACGGCAGTTGGATACAAACTTATCAGTTTCTTAGATGCAGAAGAATCTATTGATGATACTAAAGATGCACCAGTAACGGCACCATCACCAGAAGAAAGATTAACAGATGGTGATGATGAAAAAACTAAGATTCACGAAGGTAAGTTTCCAGGTAGAAAAGGTGATTTCATCAAATACAAAGATGAATACTTTGATATAAAAAAGACAGCAGGTTCAACCGCATACGTTAAGTTTAAACATACCGCCGCTCATGCTTTTTCGCAAGTGTGGGATAGTGAGGTAAAACTTTCTAACGAAAAACACAGAGGTAAGCGTGTTTGGGTAATGGAACAAAAATTGAATATCAACGAAGGATTGATTACCGAAGGTGGAGCATATGGACATATGGCTCACCCATTCGATACTGAGATGAATCTAACATTTGGTGATTTAAAAACAATCATATCAAACGCATTAAATGGTAAGTTAGAGTTTACAAGAGAGAAAACGGATGGACAAGCACTTGCTATTAGTTGGAGAGATGATAAAGGATTAATCGCAGCTCGAAACAAAGGGCATTTGAAAAATAGAGGTGAAGGTGCATTGGATATTAGTGGGGTAGCATCTAAGTTTCAAGGTAGAGGTGGATTAACTGATGCATACAATTTCGCTATGGAAGATTTATCTAAAGCCATTAAAGGATTATCTAAAGCACAAAGAGATAAGATATTCAATCAAGGTTCATCGTTTATGAATTTAGAAGTTATCTATCCAACATCTGTAAATGTGATTCCTTATGGACAACCACTTTTGATATTCCACGGAACAATGGATTATGATGAAAACGGAAAAGCAGTTGGAGCAAATACTGAAAGTGCAAGAATCTTAGCTGGTATGATTAAACAAATTAATCAGAACGTTCAAAACAACTATACGATTCAAGGCCCACCTGTAGTTAAGTTACCACAATCAGTAGAACTATCTAAAAAACAAAGTAAATATTTCTCAGCACTAAACAAAATCCAAAAAGAATTCAAACTAAAAGATTCAGCTGGTGTAGCAGATTATCATCAAGCGTGGTGGGAACAATATGTTGATAAAAACTCACCATCAACATTAGATAATAAAACTAAAATGGGATTGGTAAAGAGATTCGCATTTTATGATAAATCTTTTAGATTAGATAAAAAGAATATTTCAGATTCCAAAGTATTAGATTGGGCGAAGAAAACAGAAAAGATGGACCATGCTAAAATATCAAAACAAAATCTTCGTAAGTTTGAAGATATATTCTTAGGTGTTGGAGCAGAGGTACTTTCATTTATGGGTTCTGCATTAACTGTAAATCCAGATGGTGCTGTTAGAGATATGAAGAAACGATTGGAAACTACAATCAAAGATGTACAGAAAAGCGGTGATGTTAAAAAGATAGCAAAACTAAGAATGGAATTAGAAAGATTAGCCGCTGTTGGTGGTAAAGATAAGATTGTACCAAACGAAGGAATTGTATTCACATATAAAGGTGGAACGTACAAATTGACTGGTACATTTGCATCATTGAATCAAATATTGGGATTAATGTATTTTTAAATTAATTTCCATATTTATATATAAAACAAAGTTATGTCAAATAAGTTAAAGAATGTAAAAGCAGTAAGAGAGATGTTAGGTGGGGAACACAAAACCCAAACTAAAAAAACAGTCTCATTTGCTGATAAAGTTATTGAAAGACGAGAAGTTGGAGAAACTTGGACTGATAATAAAGGTCAAAAGTGGGAACAACGAAATGGTTACAAAGTTAAAGTAGGTAAACTTTCTAAACTCAGAGAAGAGTTGAAATCGTTTCCTAATTGTAACAAAGAAACTTGTACTTGTATTGAACCAGGCCAAGCTGATTTAAAAATGAAAGCTATACATGGTATGTGTTTAAATTGTGTTGTAGAAATGGAACACAAATTAAAACTGGATGGTGAGTATAAGGAGTATGAGAGAAAAAAGATGTTAGCTAACGCTGAAGCATGGTTAAAACAAGCTGAGTTAGAAAAAGAAGTTTTGAAAACAACTCTAAAAGCATCCTTCGTAAACGAAGATGGTTCTATTGAAAAATGGAAAGAAGGAATGACTGAAGATGAGTTGATGGAAAAGATTGATAAAGAATTTGAAACCTTTAGAGAAAACTTTATAGGAAAACTTAAAAATGAACAAAGCACAGATTAAAGAATTCATAGAATCAAAGTTTGAATCGTATTCATCAAATGGGACAAACCCAACATTATGTGTGGAGTTTGCACTTTCTGATTTATACGAACATCTTTGTACAGAAAATCTTATGAATGAAGATTTAAGAAAGTGGTTTGGTAAAGGCCCAACAGGAACATCATCAGGTGGTGGTTGGGATAGATATGGTTCAGATGGCCAGAAATTAGGCAAATGTGGTGATGGTGATAAAGGTGGTGCATACGCTGCTTGTTTATCAAAAGAGAAAGCCAATAAGTTAGGACCTAAAGGAAGAGCATCGTTTGTTAGAAGAAAAAGAGCCGACCAGAAAAAAGCAGGTGATTCTAAAAAGGGTGGGAACAGAACTAAAGGAAAATCACCTACGAATAGTAAGACAGGGGCATAATAATGAATACCAGATTAAATAAAAAAGTCAAAAAAGATTTAGATGCGTATTTTAAAGGGTACAAAGGTTCAGAGCCAGAAGTACATCACGCACTAAAACACATCCTAATGGGTGCGTTAACAGATGCTAACTTCCATGCTGAATCTAAAAAGGTGGCTAGTATGTTTCCTAAAGCAAATCAAGCTAAGCATGCTGGTAAAAAAGATTGGGAAGATTCAATAGAAATGAATCATGGAGTTCCAATCGCTAAAGCAGCTAAATGGGATGGGTATGAAATTATAGATGCTATTGCATATTGGGCATCAATGTTTATTGGTGGACCTGTAGGTGCTAAAATTACTTCACTTAAAGAAGGTTTAAACGAAAATATTAAAACATTTGTAAATCAATTCATAAAAGAAGTAACTCACTCATATGAATACGAAACGATGAGTGGTAGAAACGAAGATGAAAATGATAAAGAAGATTTTAGAATCGGAAATTATCACACAAAATATTTCCACGTTTGTCCTGGCGCATCATCTCTATATATGGATATAGAATCCAAAGGTGTTGATATGGATATGGCTGAAAGAAGTGCAAGATTACATGATGTACTTTTCTTTGTAGAAGAACACATTCAAAGAGATGGTTACAAACCTGAAAAAGATTATATAATGGTAGCTAAGAATCTTCAGAAGAATATTATGAAGATGGCAGAGATGATGGGATTAGAAAAAGAACATCATTATATTCAGGGGCATGTTGATATAATCACTAAAACTGTAGAAGGTAAAAAGTTAGAAGAAAAGGTAGTAAATCTTACAGAAAAGAATGTTCCTACAAATCCATCTAAATGGTCTTACTATAAATCACAAGCCAAAAAGAAATTTGATGTGTACCCATCAGCATACGCTAATGCTTGGGCAGCTAAACAATACAAAGCAGCAGGTGGTGGATGGAGAAAAGGAAAATCTGAATCTATCGAAGAAGGTGTAATGTCTAATATCCATTTGATGGCAGATGCATCTAAAGATTTTGAAGATTTCAAAAAGAAATTTAAAAAGGATTACAAAAAAGTATTTAAGAACACTCCTGATTTTATGGATTGGTTGTATGGTATGTACAAAGATATGGCACCATTAAAAGCAGGTGAGAAAGTTGAAGAAGCATTATCTGTAACTGATGAAAGACACTTTGGTAAAAAAGGTATTATCATTATGATTGATGATAACGGAAAGAAAGTATCAGCAATATTCAAAAACAAAAAGAACGCAGATAAATACAATAGAAACAAATCATCAGATTTACAAGCTCTTTTAAAGTTAGCAAAAAATACTCCATACCCAAAAGCAATCGATGAAGCTACTAGAGGTGAAATTCATAAAGCAGCTAAAAAAGGTAACTACCCAGCAACTATAGTGGTTTCTGAAAAAGGTAAGGTAGTTTATCAAGAGTTAGTAAAAACTCCACAATTAGTTCCAGCAGTATTTATGATTCTACAAAAGAAATATCCAAACGCAAAAATTAGTGTTGAATCAAAAAGTGGTGAAACATTGTTTACTGAAGGTAAAGCATTTGTAGTGATGTACAAAGTTAAAAAAGATTTATCTAATAGAAATGTAAAACCAGCCTCAGCAGCATACGCAAAAGAAACCGATGCTAAGAAATTCTTAAAATCAGTTGAGAAAGATGGTGGTAGAGGAATGATTGTAAAATCAAATGTTAGTGGTATGAGTGGTATAAAAGTAAACGAAGAATCAGTAAACGAATACTTTGTTGAAAACTTTCAAGATGTAAAAGAGTTAGTTGAGTTTTTAAAAGAAAACAAACCATCTCTTAGTGAAGCTGAGTATCAAGGAAGAAAAGTAGAACTGAATAAGATAATGCAAGGTGATGTTAAAAAGTTTAAAGTTTATGTTAAAAACCCAAAAGGTAATGTAGTAAAAGTAAACTTTGGTCACAAAGGTAAAGGTGGTGAAAAAACAATGTCCATCAAAAAGAATAATCCTGAAAGAAGAAAATCATTCAGAGCAAGACACAATTGTGATAATCCTGGTCCAAAACATAAAGCAAGATATTGGTCTTGTAGAAAATGGTAATTGGGTTTATTAAAAATATTTCCATATTTATTATAAGAAGTTAAATTTAAAAAGGCACAAATTATGAGCACATTATTAGTTATTATAGGAGTAATCGCAGTAGCGGTAGCAACCTACTTAGTATTATTATACACTGGAAAAATCAAAGATGAAGATGGAGATTTTATTCCTGATGTAGTGGAAGATAAAGTAGAAGATATCAAAGAAGATGTAGCAGAGGTTAAAGCTGAAGTAAAACGTAGAGTAAAAAGAGTTAAAGAAGAAATTAAAGACGTTAAAGAAGCTGGTAAAAATCTTGCTAAACAATCTAAAGATGTTGTTGAAGCAGCAAAGGGTGGTAACAGAAAAGGTAGAAAACCTTCTAATCGTAAGAGAAAACCAGCCGCTAAAAAATAAGGTGGCTGATGAGAAATCAATTCGGTGATATTAGAAACCTGATAATTGTAGTCTTAATAATTGTAATTTTATTATTAAGACAATGTTCTGGTGGCGGTGAACCAACCCCATCAGAGCCAACTATTATCACAAAGGTGGAAACGAAATACGATACGATTACCATAGATAAAAAGGTTTATGTTCCTAAGTGGAAAACAAAAATAGTTACACAAGTTGATTCCATTTTAGTAAATACTCCAATCGATACTTTAGAAGTTCTAAAAGATTATTACGCTAAAAATGTATTTGTAGATGAAATCCAATTGGATTCATTGGGGTTTGTTACTATAACAGATACAATATGGAAGAACACATTATTCAATAGACAAGTTAGCTCAGATATTATAATACCTACAACGACTGTAACTCAAACTAAATATATCAATCAAAGAGAATTCTATGTAGGATTCGGATTGAACGGAACTTCATCACAATTTAATTATGTGGGTGGTTCTTTATTATATAGAACACGAAAGAAACAGGCGTTTGGATTAGGTATTGGATTAAACGACCAGTTCCAACCAATAATCTCTACTCAGTTTCTTTGGAAATTGGGTAAGAAATGAGTAAAAACATAAAAGAACTTATTAGGGAAGAATACATTAAGTGTGCTCAGAACCCTGTCTACTTTTTCAAAAAGTATTGTTATATCCAACATCCAAAGCGTGGAAAGATTCTTTTTGATTTATACCCATTCCAAGAAGATGTAATGGGAGAACTAGATGAACATCGATTCAACGTAATTCTCAAATCACGTCAGTTAGGTATCTCAACATTATCTGCAGGTTATTCTTTGTGGATGATGTTATTTCACGATGATAAAAACATATTGGTAATCGCAACCAAACAAGAGGTAGCTAAAAACTTAGTTACTAAGGTTAGGTATATGCATGAAAACCTACCGAGTTGGTTGAGAGGTGATACCGAAGAAGATAACAAATTATCTTTACGATTGAGAAATGGTTCAACCATCAAAGCAACATCAGCAAGTGGTGATGCAGGCCGTTCCGAAGCATTATCAATGTTGATTATTGATGAGGCGGCATTTATCAAAGGGGTTGATGAGATATGGGCATCGGCTCAATCTACATTATCAACTGGTGGTAAAGCAATCGTGCTATCAACTCCAAATGGTGTTGGTAACTTCTTTCATAAAACTTGGTTGAAGGGTGAAGAAAGTGATGGTTGGAATCCAATCAAACTTCATTGGACTGTACATCCTGAAAGAAATGAAAAGTGGAGAATAGAACAAACTCAATTGTTAGGTGAGAAGATGGCAGCACAGGAATGTGATTGTGATTTTATCTCATCTGGTTATACAGTTGTTGATGGACAACTCCTAAAATGGTACGAAGATACTCATGTACAAGACCCCGTTGAAAAAAGAGGATACGATGGCAACTATTGGTTATGGTCACAACCAAACTATACAAAAGATTATGTAGTGGTTGCCGATGTTGCGAGAGGTGATGGGGCTGATTATTCAGCATTTCACGTATTCGATGTAGAAAGTGTGGAACAAGTCGCTGAGTACAAAGGTAAGATAGGTACTAAAGATTATGGTAATATGTTGGTGAATGTTGCAACCGAATGGAATGATGCGTTGTTGGTGATTGAGAACGCAAACATTGGTTGGGCAGTAATCCAAGAAGCAATAGATAGAAATTACAAAAATTTATATTATTCGTATAAAGAGTTTGGGTATGTAGATGAAGATATTCATTTACAAAAAGCATATGATTTAAAAGATAAATCACAAATGGTACCTGGCTTTTCAATGACAAGTAGAACTCGACCATTGGTTATATCAAAGTTAGATACTTATATGAGAGAAAGAGTTCCAATTGTTCGTTCTAAACGATTGATTGATGAACTTTTTGTTTTTATATGGAATGGTAATAGAGCAGAAGCTCAACAAGGTTATAATGATGATTTAGTTCTATCATTTTCTACAGGTCTTTGGGTAAGAGATACAGCACTTAAACTAAGACAGCAAGGAATCGAACTAAACAAAAGAGCGTTATCTTTAACATCAAAACAGGGTGTTTTCAAATCAAATCAATCTAAAGCAAAAGATGCTTGGAAGATTAACACTGGTAGAGGTGATGAGGATATAAGTTGGTTATTGTAAAATTTGGATATTAAAAATATTTTTTGTATATTTATATATTGTAGTAGTATATAAAAGAAAAACATTATGGCAGATACTTCATTATTCGGTAGATTAAAAAGATTATTCTCAACTCAAGTAGTTGTTAGAAGAGTCGGAAAAGATAAATTAAAAGTTGTTGATTCTTCTAGATTACAAGGTGATGGTAATAGGAGAGGTTCAGCTTACTACGATAGGTATGGAAGATTGCATGGTTCTAACTCAAGAAAGAATTGGCAAACATACAACGAAAGATTTAACTACCATTCAAATAAATTAGAACTATACACAGATTATGAGGCGATGGATAAAGATTCAATCATCTCATCAATCTTAGATATATACTCAGATGAATGTACACTTAAAAATGATATGGGTGATGTAATCCGTATCAAATCATCTGATGAAAAATTAAAGAAAACCCTTCACAACTTATTCTACGATGTATTAAACATTGAGTTCAACTTATGGTCTTGGGTAAGAGGTATGAACAAATATGGTGATTACTATCTTTACTTAGATATTGATGATGATTTGGGAGTTGTAAACGCACAACCATTATCAGCATATGAAACTCGTAGAGAAGAAGGATACGATTTAGATAATCCTTATTCAGTAAGGTTTGAGGTTGAGGAACAAAATACAAACGCAATCTCACAAAGAAACAA